ACAGAATTATCTGCGAGTGTCCATAAATGATCTTCTGAGCACACCACTGTGCTTCTATCATCAAAAGTAATTTTTAATACATTTTCAGTTTTTATTTTAGATTTTGCTAATATTTTAGTTTGATAGCCATCCTTATCAAACAAAATATCCCCAACTTTCAAATTACCCATAGTTGACCAACCATTAATAGTTGGTATAGGTGTTTTAATATCGGTCGCTTTCCAGTCTATAAATTTATATGTATCATCATCAACTTTAGTAATCAAGTCAATAATACCATTAATTTTATACTTACCTTTTTCTGGACCATTTTCTCCGTCATAAACATAGTTAGACCAAGGCTCGTCTATTTCTAATGAGAATTTGTGTTCTGTTTCTACAATCTCTAATTTTCTTGGATCTTCAGAAGAACCTAGTACAGCATTAATAGACGTTTTACATTCTTTAAAATCTTTGTCGCTAAAAGCATTTTTATAATTAAAGTTAGCCTTAAGCATTTCAAATACTGCATCAATATCTATTTGATCTGGAGGAACTACATCTACCTCAAAATATCCATTATTGACTTTTTTTAATCCTTCTTGGTAAGCCTTTTTATATATAGCTAAAATTTCTAGATATTCATGTATAAACGTTCCTTTTTCGGCTGCAATTTTTTCTGGTTCTCTTATTCTTAAGACATTACCAATGAAATATTTCATCTGGCATTCATCAACAACATTATAAGAAGAAGGTGAAATACTAGTTATATTCATTTTTAATTCCAAACAAGTTATGTAATCTTATCTCTTTCAAGATTTTATCTATTTCAGCATTTTGTTGTGGTATTGTTAGATCTTTATTATCAATAATATAATCATAATTATTATATTTATCAACATCATTTTTCTCACCTGCAATACCTCTGGTGAGTTTTAATACTTTGCCGCCATTATTTTGTATGGTTTCGAACTCATTTTCAAAACGAGCATCTGTGATTATAGCAAACATACTATTATCATTTTTGATTTTTCTCATTAAAGCGTCTGACCAGACATTTTGATACATCTTTCTAAACAAGTCAGTACCAACATATTCTAGCACTTCTCTAACAGTCATATATCCTTGTTTGCTAGTCTTAGTTGGAATATCTTCCCATTTTAAATTAGTGGATGTATTTTTATTGTCATTAGTGCCCCAAAGTAAATGAGGGTCTATACCTAAAATATCGCGACACATTTCTTTCAATGGGTCTGCGTAGCTATACATTTTAACTATAGGAAATACTTCTTTATTTAAAAAGTCTTGAAATGATGGAGATTCTAGTTTTATATCAAATACGCCATTTTTAGATGTATTTCCAAAAATATCTGATACTAATAACTCGCCCTTATCATTTATTTTATACGTGTTTTTTACTATGCCAGCCATCCATAAGATGGTGCCAAAAACATAATTACCGCATGTGTTTTTCCCTGCGGTTTTCCTTCCCGAAAATGCAATAATCATATTATTTATTGTATTCCATTATTTTATCTAAAATATTGTTTTTGAAATATTCTCTAGTAACGCCTGCGATATCATCTTCATAGTCTAAATCTGGAACAATTACTTCTGCCCAGTCTACTTTCTTTAAAATATCACTTATCTTTTCACCCGCTGAGCCCTTATCTTTAATATAAACAATTCTCTCTGGCTTTAGAATTTTTATCTTTTTTTCCTGATTATCAGAAAATCTTGCGCCAAAAGTAGCTAAAGAATTTGGGATTCCAAACTCAATCAACCTGAAAACATTTCCCACGCTTTCGGTTAGGAACAAAGTGTTCCACTTTTTCTTCTCTACATTATTATAATTAAAAAGGTGATTATTTGAATGAAAACCTGAATTAAATTTCCATTTTCCTTCAAAAAAATCGCCGCATAAGCTATTCGGGTGATGATAACCAGAGCATTTCTGACATTGTTTAAAAACTGACCTACCTTGATAGCCTATTACTTTACCTTGCTCAATTATAGGCACTACACTTCTACCATACATTGGATACTTTGGATTATCACAATAGCCTATATAAAATCTTGTTACAATGTCTTCAGGAAACCTTTTTGAAAAGAATGGGCAAGGATATAGTAGCTCGCGTAAAAAATAATCAATAGTAAGAGCTTTAAATGGCTTTTTTCTAGAAACCATTGGTCTACTATTAATAGAAATAGGACTAGGCGCTTTACCAGATATTATAGCTTTACACATATTATTTACTTCTTCATCAGAAATATTGGCTCCTTCATTTAAATTTTTATATAATGAAGCATATATTCCCTTTAAAAAACCATTAAAATCTTTACCATAAGTCTCATGGCAGTTATGTGATCTGCATACCCAAAAGCCAGAACGAGGCCATAAATTAAAGGCTGTTTTATTATCCCCTCTATGTATAGGACAGCAGCCAATTAATTTATTACCAGAAGGTCTTAAATCTAGATTGAAGAATTCTATTATATTTTGTATATATTCTTTATTTTTTAACATTCTGAGACCTTAGCTTTCCTTCCATTAACTTACATTTATAAGTATCTAATAGAAAATTAATGTAATCAAACTCATTTAAGCCAGGACCATGTCTTGCGGCCATTATTACTAACTTTCTATTTCCATTTTCAATTGGATCTAATACTAATTCTTCTGGAGATTTAAATTTAAAAATAGAAAAATTAGAGCATAGCCATAAAATTCTATCTGAACCAGCGGCGACACCTGTGCTTTCTTTATCAATACCATCTCTATTTAGCTGGACGGCAGTCATGACTGGTATATCATACCTAACTGATAAATTATGTAAAGTGGTAATCATAAAGCCAAGTAATTGATACTCTGCTAAATTAGAATTAATACCATCTGAGCTTGTTAATTTTAAATAATCATATATAATAATACATTGAGTGACTTTTCCATCAACTATTGTTTGATTTTTCCTTAACCATCTAGATATAACAGATACGTGTTCTTCAAATGGCATACCTGATACATTTATATGTTCATAAGGTAATTTATGCAACTTATCAGCCGCAGTATAAATCTTTGAGGCAGTAGATTCAGTAGAACCAAAAGCCCCGGTTTCAATCAAGTTTATATCAACCTCAGCAAGATTAGATACACATCTATTTTCTTGCTCTTCTGTTTTCATCTCTGTATCTAAATATAGTACTTTAATATTCTCTTTAGAAGAATTTAGTGCTATATTATTTAAAAAATGGCTTTTGCCTACTTTAATTCTTGCACCAATAACATTTACTGAGCCACCTCTTAATCCGCCGCCAATCGCGGCGTCATAAAATGGATAGCCAGTAGATATACCAACTTGAGTAACGGGATTCTTAGCAAGTTCTTCCAACCTACTTTTAAGTCCTTCACCCATCTTTTTAGTTTGCTTTACATTATTAAATAATGAGTCTAGGTTGAATTCAATATTTGATAATATAGAATTAATAGATTCTGCACCAGTTATAGCTTCTATAGTTTTTCTTCTAGACTCAAGTTCATCATGAAGTATTCTTGCTATTTCTAATTTTCTTACTTTACCTACTAAAGATTGTAAGCTCGCAAGCTCACATGCATTACTAAGCCTATCTTTTATATCTTTAGACTTAACAAATGTATCTAATTTTTCCTGTTTAGCAAGAGATAATATTAATGGGATATCTAATGTTTTGATATCTGACTCATAGCTATTTTTAATAATTTTAAATAAAGATGAATTGACTATATCAGTAAAGGTATTAACAGACAACATATCGGCCGCATCAAAAAACGCATCCGGCCCATTTTTAATTAGACAACCGATAATTGATTGTTCACTATTATTATCCGCTAGCACTTCCATTCATACACCTATTACATATTGGCTCGTTTCTATCTTTTGCAAAAAGACCAGCCTTGGCTTTAAATTTTGAAGTACAACGTCTACATATATATGTGATTTCTTCAGAGGCGCGTCTAGGAGTAGGTGTAGCCCCCTCTTTCCAACCAACTTCTACAGGAATATCCGAGTAATCTATTTGAGTTAATACTTGGGCGCCATTTTTAATCGTTTGTGGTTTAATTATAGAGGTTGGCTCATTAATAATTACTTTTTCTTTATTAATAACCTTTTCTTCTGCTTGCGCCCCTAATATTATCTCTATTAGTTCTTTTTTGCTTAACTTATTAAGCATTGACTCTGTCATTTTTATAGCCATATTATTTTCCTTTTTTACTAAATTTAATACTGTCTATTCTTTTAGAAAAATTATCTAGAATATTAACTATATTATATCCAGTAGACAACATTACTTTATAGTTTTGTATATTTTCTTGCATTGTTATAGCTATTGGATTTGCGTTTATAACAATTTGCTCAGCATTTTCCCAGCTTACGCCTTTAACATTTTGGATATCTCTAGAAATAATTTTGCGTAATTCATATAAAAGCCAATCCTGAGCAGCTTTAATGCAATTAAGTTTCCTTTGTACGTACAAGGAATGCTGTAATAATTTGATTGATATGAGTTCGCATTCATTTTCTGTCAATTCCTTTAGTTCTTCTGAGTTGTATTGTAAATATACTTCTATATCTTCTTGCTTGCATTTATCTATTTTATCAAAACCAACTACTTCTTTATGTAGTCTATTAACTTTTTGGATTACAGTTTCATTTTCCATGTTTCTATATCTTCATTCCATAAAAATTCAACTAATCTAAATTTATTCAACTCACACCATTCTTTTTTTTGGTTATCTCTTACTTTGCTTTTTAAATAATCAATTCTTGTCTTATGGAATAATGGAGTAAATTTAAAATGTTGTTCTCCATGAACTTCAATAATAATATTATTCTTAGGTATAAAAAAATCAAAAGGAAGCTTTTTCTTTCTAAAGATTGGCATATACACTTCTTCTAAAATTATTAAGAAAGGAAATTGCTGCTTTAATAATTCTCTTGCCTTCAAATGTAGTTTTGATCTATCTTCTAGTATATTAGATTCTATCTTATGAGAAATACTATATCCATCTATTGTTTGTAAATTTAATCTCATATATTTTCGATTGATGTTTTAATCAGGTCAAAAATTTCTTTACTATTTCGACAAGCTTCTGTTAGGTTTTCCAAACCTTGGTATTGGGTGCCATCTGGCAATTTAAGCCAAGCTCCAGCACTCTTAATAGCTCCTATATCTTTAGCTAGTTCTATAGTTTCTTTTATAAGATCTATACCATGACCAAATCTATGATGATAATAACTGGTTGTGGCTGGGCCTTCGCCTGGATGATATAAGCACTTAAAATTAACTTTATTCCCAATATGGTCTTCACCATTTTTTACTTCCTCTTTATGAGTTAGTTTAAATTGATAATTAGCCGCATATTTAAGTTTAGTGCCGCCCTGCTCAATAGTTTTTGGAGCATATGGGCTATTTGCATTTTGGTTAGCATGCATGTGTAGAATACCAAAAATAGTATTCTTACTAGGTCTTAGTACTTGCGACATTTTTCTACAAAAAATTGCCGTAAGTTTTTGTACGTCTTGTCTGAATTGATTTTCATAATCATAATCCATTTCTGCTTTTGTACAGAGCATAGAAATAGAATCTATAATTATAACAGAATTGCGTACATTAGATACTAATTTTTCACATAGTTTAAATACATCTTCAGCAGATAATAATTTGCCAGATACAGAACCTATGACTGATAAATTCTCTTCGTCTGTTTTTAATCCAAAAGCTTTTAGATCTCTAGGTTGTATTCTATTTTCAACATCTATATAATAAACTTTTCTGTGAACTCCATCATTTTGATTTTGAGCAGAAGATGCTGCGGCTAAACAAAATGTAGTTTTACCTAACTTTTCTAGTCCAGAAACTAAAACTAAACTACCTTCTTTAATCCCACCTCCACAAGTAACATCTATTCTTGGAGAGATGCTGAATGTCGCGTAGTCATCTGATGTTATAACATCATGTAAATATTTATTTGGATCTATACCAAATTCTTTAAAAATATCTTGCTCTATATTTTTAGTTTTAGCCATTAATCTAAACCTTCTAATTTATTTATTCTTTTAGTTTTTACTTTTACTTTGTCTGCGATTTTTAATTTAGATTCTTCTATTTTTTCTTCTGGTATTTTAGCTATTCCTTCTTTAACCCATTTAGGATATAATGAATATATTGTATTTTTTCTTACAAAAGAAAGAACTCGGTTTTCACCGAATTCTTTACATAATTTAGAAGCAGCTCTCAATTGAGATTTGTAATAATTTTCCCACTCTTTTATTTTCCAAAACTGAGTAGGCAATTCTTTATTATCTTTTTTAGCTTTGTTTTCGCATACAATTTCTATTATTAATTTAAGCCCACTAACTTTTTTACCAGGAGAGTATTTGGAATCATATTTTATAGATTCCGTCATCTTTCTTATTCTCTACGATTTTCTTATTCTTATGAGCATCAATTAATTGAGATGCTGCTTGATTCATTACCGCTATACCTGGCTTTACACTAATTAAATCATTTTTCCTAGCCTTCAATAAGGCCGCATTCATTATCATATCTGAATTTGTATTTTCATCAATAATAACATTCTCATAACCTTTTTCTACTAAGTTAGTAGCAATATCTTGGCTATAACCTCTTTCCATTAACTTATTTACAGCTTCAAGTTTTAGGTTAGCTACTTGTGAATCCCATGCTGTGACTGCATTATTTACTGGCTTCTGCTCTTGCTTAGGCAATAATCCATCTATGTTTATCTTAGTTTTTTCTATAACTGATAAAATATCCTTCTGGGAAGCCCCTGTTTTAGACATAATGTCTGATAAGCTTGAACCTTTGTAAATATTCTTTAATATTTCTGATGCTAATTTATCTGTCATTTTAGCCCCCATTCAATTCTAATGTAGCATATCTATAATTTTGCATATGCTTGTTTCCTAAATAATTAATATAATGGTTAAAAGCTTGTTCACTTACTTTTTTCCACACAGACATCAAATCAAGATTTACATTACCATCTCTAAAAGATGGGATGGTATCATAAGATAATAATGTATGATCTCTATTTGAAATTCTTAAGTAGTATCTAATTTCTGTTGGAGATACTTCTTTACAGGCCAAAGCTACCTTTTCATTATCTGTTAGAGTGCTTTTTCCGATTGTAAAATAAAATGTACTAGTCATGTTTCCTATTTTTTCCCGATTTAAAATCTTTTGCTTCTTGAGACATCTTTGCTGAATTGATATCAGCTAGATGCCCTAAAGTGTGTGGAATAAAGTTATGATGCTTTTCTTCACGATAATCTCTAAAAGTTTTAGAGCTATTACACTTAGGGCATTTTCGCTTTTCAGAAGCTTCTTTCATAGCAGCAACAATTTCAAATTTATTGCTGCATTTTTCACATTCATATAAATAAATTGGCATTATTTAAGTCTATCCAAAATTTCAGAAATAAATCTGCTTCTAACAATATCATCATCTGTTAGCCTGACATATTCAGTACTTTCCATACCGTCTAGTCTTTCGCAGACATTTTTGAAATCATTTCCTTTATTTTTTAAATCTGATTGTTCAAAATCACCACATAAAACTATCTTACTATCATCGTGCATTCTTGTCAAAATCATTTTGAACTGTTCTCTACTCATATTTTGACATTCATCAGCTATAATAAAGCAAGATTCTAAATTTCTTCCTCTCATAAAAGCAAGAGGCGCAATTTCAATTATTTTTTCAGCTTTCCATCTTTGAACTATTTGTTTATCAACATACTTTTCTAACTCTTCATATATTGGTACTAAATATGGATAAATTTTTGAGTCTATGTCACCTTTTAAGAAACCAAAATTTTCATTACATGCTTCAATTGCTGGTCTAGTTATTATAACTTTTCTATATTTATTAGCAATTAAAGATTTTGCTGCATAATAACATGATAAGGAGGTTTTTCCCGTCCCGGCAGGACCACTAACTAAAATTATTCTATTATTTTCTATAGCTTTGTAATAATTATACTGGCCTTTCGTTTTTGGTTTAATATATTTAATTAATTCGATTTTATTTTCTTGAGATTCTTCGACACGCTTACTTTTCTTAGTTTGTCGTTTATTATTCATAGTCTCTTATAGATGTTACTTTAGCAAAACTTGGTATGCCTCCACCGCGTTTAGTTAAAGGTGTTAATTCTTTAAATTTAACAGTGGCCATTTTACCAATTAGTTTTTGCCTATTTGCCCACATTGATGACCAAGACTCATGAGACCCGGTGGGTGACGCTCCAAACGGTTCGCCATTCTTAGCTAGAAGGATAATAGTACCAGCCATTCCAGCTAAGTTACCTTTACCTTCTTCTATATCAATAATTTTGAATTCTTCATCAAAAAAACTTTTATATTTTAGAAGATGTTTTGATCTCTTGCATTGATATACACCGTTGGTTCGGACTATAATACCTTCTTGACCATTTTTTTCAGCGTCCTTCAAAAGCTCATCTATACTAGTATAATCAGAAACATGAATTCTTGGGCACTTTTTTATAATTTTATTGTCTTTTATCGTCTTTTTTATAAAAGAATACCTCTCATTATAATATTTGGCGGTATCTACAATATCATAAATCCAGTATTGCACAACATCTTTAGCTTTTAGGTCTGGTTCTTTTTTAGCTACTAAAGAGATAAGCTCTCCTAAATTTTGCTTCAATTCATCATTAAATAACTCACCATCTAAAACTAGATTTGGACTCTCTTGAAAATATTTTTTTAGAGCTTCATTTATATGAGGGCAGCTTTTTATCTCTTTACCTTTTCTTGTAAAAAGACCGTTTTTAGTAGCCAAGCATCTGACCCCATTATATTTAATATTAACCCACACACCCTCATCAAAATTTAATGTATTTTTATAATCATTATAAATATGAGCGAGCATTGGTTTATGATATACTAATTTATCTATATCATCTTCATTTGTCACATAAGCTTCGCGTTCTTGTTTCTTTTTCCACTTAGCCTCTGCTTCTTTATATGCTTGTTGGTCAGGAGAAGTTTCATTTTTCTTGCCAAGATTTTTACCTGCACAATATGTCCATTCAGATATGGTAATTATTCCATCTTTTTGTCCACTATAAGTTCTATACTTATTATCTATAACTTCTATTTCCCAAGTTTGGGTAGCGCCAGTAACAGTTTTTTTAAATAGTTTTTGTAATTTCATTTTTTATTTTATCTATAAGTGGTCCGCTATCATATTTGAGTAAGTTCATACATTACTAATGTTTTAATGAACATATCTTTATTTTCCATAGATAATCTTGGAGCCAAACCTGTGTATTTAGCATTCCATGGTTGAGCATATAATATAGCTCTACCACCATGCTTAATAAACAAATCACAATTCTGTGGCTTATCATCTATTAAAACTGAATATGGACATGCATACTTATATTTATTTTTTTCTGCATACATATTATTATAAATATTATGTTTAATTAACCACATCTTCTTACCATGTTCTGCATATATAGACGGAGCATCTGTGACTATATCATAGTCTATATCAAAATCATTTATAACTTTGATTAAATCATCAAAATGCGGCTCTTTATCTAACTTTGACCAGAAAAAAGAATCATATGATATTTCTTTAAATAGTGTTTGCCATTGAAAATCTGTAATGCCAAGATTTCCATGGGCGTTAAACTCAGTCCACATATCTTTAGTAACGTTTTCTTTAATTATTTTTCTTTCTTTCATAATTTTAAAAACACCACCGATAAAATCGGCTATAACACCATCCATATCTAATTTAATTTTTAGATTCATTATGACATATCCTCAAAATTACCAAAATCCTCGCCATCAACATTATTGGAGCCCCCATCCCAGGATTGATCGTCTTCATCTTCTGATAAATAGGAGCCAACATTCCCCTCCTCATCATTTTGTTCATCTTCATCTTCATCTTCCGAGTAATATGCATCTTCATAATAAATAGCAAAAGATATACCACAACTATCGCATATTACTTCTGTAGGAAGTTTAGCAACTTCTAAACCATGATCTTCAGGGATATCTTGCCATTCTTCTAAATCTAAAAAATCTCTAATATGCTTCTCAGCATCTATATTATTTTCTATATTATTATCATATTCAACTTTAAAATAATGAGCCTCGCCACAACCTGGACATTCCCAAGAATAAGCTCTTTCTGCATTAACTATGTCCATCTTCGTAATACCTTTCTATTTCTTCCAACTCTAAATTATCAGAAATTTGATCTACCAAACTACTATCTACAGTTGCATTGCTTTTGCAGATAGCAAATCTTTGTTTAATATTTGGATATTCTTCTTTCATAACAGAGTTATCCATACATCTGCTTATAAAATTTTTAACTTTTTCTTTTTTTTCTCTTTTTGGAATAGGCATTTTTACCCCGCGCAGTTATCACAACTTAGTATATCTCTTATAAACTCTTGAGCCGCATTAGTACTCAATTGATAATATAATGTTTTAATGCCCATACCATGAGCTTCAAGCATTAATTTATTAATATCTTTAATTGGAGTATTAGGATGAATCATTAGATTTAATGATTGACCTTGATCAATATATTTTTGTCTTTGAGCTGCCTGAATCAATATTTCCTTTTGGGAAATTTCCCCAAAAGTTCTAAAAATCTTTTTTTCTTGCTCAGATAAAAAATCTAAATGTTGTACACTACCACCTTTTATTAGAATAGATTCCCATATTTCAAGAGTATTTTTATTCTTTTCATCTAATACTTTTTCTAAATATGGATTCTTAACACTAAGTTTCTTTTTTGCTGATTTCTTAATGTAATAATTTGCAGTATAAGGTTCTATAGATTGTGAGTGCTGGCCCATAATCATAGAAGAAGAAGTATTTGGAGCAACAGCGGTAAGAGTAGTATTGCGTCGGCCATAATCTCGTAAAAGTTCTGGCGCACCATATCTTTGAGCGAGTTCTTTTGAGGCTTCCCACGCATTATCTTGTATATGTTTAAAAATTTCTAAGTTTAAAAATTTAGCCTCCATACTTTCAAATGGAATCATTTTACTTTGCAATAATGAATGATAGCCACTTGCTCCTATACCTAATGCACGATGTCTTTTTGCAAAATTAACTGAGCGTTTAATTAAATCTTCATTTTCATACATTTCAATAAATTCTTCTAGAACCGCATCAGCTATATACGTAGCAATACGTACAGCATCAGTATTTTTCCATTCATCATATTTAGTTAAATTCATACCTATTAGATCACATACAAATGTTTCTTCAGCATTTGTAGGCAATAAAATTTCAGAATTATGAGTTATAAAACCATTACATACCCATAAATGATCTTCTGTTTTTACATTTACACAATAAACATCTTCTTTTCCAATATGTTTAATATCTTTTATAGAAAAATGTTTTTTACTATTATCTCTGTAAAGTTTATTTTCTAATTTAATTCCTTTTCTAGAAAGAAATTTGGTATTTTTTTCTATTATTTGGCCAGATGATTTACTTCTTATTACCAATCTCCAACAATTTTTTGTATTGTAGTAAGACATTCCACCTTTGCCATTTGGTAATAATTTTTTACCACCTTTTCTCTGTAAAGATAAACTAGATCTTATCCCTAAATTTAATAATAAAATTTGAATATCTTCTAGCCATTCTTTATTAATGGATGCATATGATATATATAAAGGATCTCCAGTTTCTTCATTTTTTTCTTGATAGGCTGAACCATCGGTATATAATAATCCTTTAATATATTCCCATTGTGTTTTTTCAGTTCCTTGCCAAACCCAATCTGGAATAACATATTTTTGAAAATTTAATGATTTATATAAGGTTCTAGAAGAAAGTCTTTTTTTCTTATGAGATCCTTTTCTTACAATACAATCGTGAAAAACTGCAGATTTTCTAGATCTTGAACCTATTGTTACCCCAACTTTATTTTTAATATCATACTTATCACAATTATATTTTTTATGTATTTTGTTAAAAACTTTTTGAATTTTTGGTATTAGATCAAAATCGTTTTCCCATACATCTAGCATAATATCTGTTTTATTTTGTGTCCCATCCCCATGATACATACCAAGTAAAAAAGCTTCATCTGGCATATGCTTATCACCAAATAAACCTTTATTTTCTTGAATAAATACGCGCTGTCCTAATTTAAGGTTTTGACATTCAACCATTTCATATGAACCTGAAGAAGATAAAACTTTAATTTTATGCTCTTTAGTAATTTTATGTTTCATCCCATTAGATAATGTTATTTGATATACATCATCTTTTTTAATAAGATTCATTGGAGATGATTTTACTATATTATATCCGTCGAATAATTGTAATTGTTTACCATTATTATAAAGTTGTTTTGCAGTAAAAATACCTTTACTGGTTACGACTTTTTGGTCTCCGGTTACACAACACATATTACTAGAATATATTCTCATCCCCTTATCTTTATAAACATCAACAGTATTATTATTTACTGTGTCACTAAACATAATATATGGAAAACCAGTTTTACATCTAGCTTCAAGAACAGAGGCCCATATTTTTCTTTTTTGAGCATCTCCATTCTTCATACTTTCAAACCAATCGTCAGATACACAGACACCAAAAGGGAATCTTTGTAATGGATGACCTTCTTGATTGATTCTTATGAAATCCTCTATATCCCCATGAGATATATCTAGATAAGCTGCAAACTCACCACGTCTAGTATTACCACAAACAGATACTGTATCATTATATTTAACGATTAATCTTCCATTTGGTACTATAGCGCAGTAAACTTTACCATTATATTGTTCTTTAGATATAGATAATGACTCTCCACTTGTAGATTTTATATTACTAAAAGTTAATGTATATAAATCTTGTTTACCAGCATTTTTTCTTATATTTAAAGATGTTTTATAATTAGATATAGATGCAATTGCTTGAGCATACTCTATATTAGAATAATCACAAGATGAATATAATATACACTTTGATTTTTTAGAACCATCCCAATAAGATAATTCATTAATAAATTCGGCACCCCATTGAGAATCTATTTTAGATAGATCAATCCATTCACTAAAATTTTTAATTTTAAATTTTAACGCATTTTCTACATATATTTTTGTTGTGCCTTGTTTAGTTATATATGAAGTATAATCTAATTTAAGATTATCTAAAATCCAAGTCAGTCTTTGGATTTTTCTTTGTTTTGAAAAATGAAAAGATAATTTATGGTTAGGCTTATTTTTTCTACCGTCTGCTTGATATGCTATTCTTAACATATCTTCAAAAGATAAATGTTTATTACCAATAATGTTAGTATTTATTGGTATTCTATTATCTCTATGTAATTTTAATTCTTCAGCAGTTACTATTTCTGTATAACCAGCCCATCTTTTATTTTTAAATCTTTTATCTCCTTTACATTTTTCTACAACCATTCTATGGTTAGGTGTAACTTTAAGATTAAGTAGGTTATGTCTTTTTTTACCAGAAAGACAATATAATTCTCCTGAATAATCATTAACTACTAACTCATAGTGGTTAGTGAAGGTGGTATTATTATATTGATCTACTTGAGCAAGCAAATCTATATTTTTATCAACGTCTCTAAAATCTTTAAAACCATTATTAGTTAATACTTGGGTTCCTTCTATATAACAAGAACCCTGGCTTATAGTATTCTTAATTACATCAAAGATTTTCATAAAATGGACTGCGCCATATGTAGTGCCGCCAACTGATATTGGACTACCGGCGGGTCTTATACTACCAAAATAAGCAGATGTTCCTCCACCTATTTTACAAAGCATACCAACTTCTGCCGCAGTATGAAGAATAGATTTAATACTATCTTCAATATAAGAATTAAAGCAGCTTATGCCCGCAGCCTTTTTAGTGCCTACATTAGCCCAAACTGGACTAGGCAGCACATAATAGCCTAATTCTATATATTCTTTTACTTTATCTTTTATTTCTATATTATTAAATACATGATAAACAGTATTAGCAATTGCATCAATTCTATCATATATTGTTTTATTATTCAAATAACCTCTATCTAAAAATTCTTTAGAGGTTTCATTATACCAATCAAATTTTGCCATTAGTCATCAAATAAATCGTTAATTGTTACGGATTTGTTAAATTTTGTATAGTTTGTACTTTGAGTACAGAAAAAGTCATTTCTAGTATAAGCATATATAGCTTCTACCATCCAGTATAAAGAGCTTAATTTAGTATCATCTATTTCAAATATTTCTTTAGCCCCTATATCTTTTAGAGAAGCGTTGAATCTATGTTTTATAAATTCAATAATAGCTTCTTTAGATACTGATTTGACTTCGCCCGCTTCAAACATCCAATCAATAATTTTCATTTCCGCATTGAATGCTTTTTTGCAAGCTTTTTCAATCTTTTCATAAAAATCTTCATTGAACCATTTTGGGTATTCTTTTTTAATTAAATTAATAAGATATGTACCAAATTTACCATGAATAGTTTCTTCTTTCATGGTTGCTTCTACTATTGTATCTACTTCTTTTAGATAGTTTTTATTTTGTAAAAATGATTTTATAATAGCAAATTGAGAAAATAAAGAAACATTTTCTATAAATAATGAAAACAAAGTTAAATTGAGAGTATAAGCTTCTTTCACCGAATCTGCTTCATTTTTTAAATATTTAGTTAGATAATCAACGCGCCCGCCAATAACTGGATTGGTAAGTAGTTGATCAAACTCATTATTAAAACCTAACACTTCTAATAATTTAGAGTAGGCTTCTGCATGAACTATTTCATTCTCTGCAAATGTTATGCCAACTGAATTAAATTCTGGTTTAGGCAAATGCTCTCCTAGTTTGCCCCAAAAAGTTTTAACTGCAATTTCTATTTGAGATATTGCAAGAAGTGCGCGTTTAATTAGCTCTTGTTCGCTTTGACTAAGCTTATGTTTAAACTCAAAAGCATCTGCTTCTAAATTAAATTCTTCGACATCCCATCTGGAATGTTTTATAGCTTCCCTAAATTCAAGAACTTCAGGATACTCATAAGGCTTGAATGCTTTTCGTTTATCATAAACACCCATTACTCACCTTCTTTCTTTTGAGCATTTTCTTTTTTAAGATCGTTCTTATCTAAACCATTTTTTTCTTGGACGTTCTTAGGCATATTTTTATGCATAAAATACCATAAATCAATTGCTTTATCAGACTCTTTTGATATTGTTTTACCAGTAGGTTTTCCATCTTTATATCGTTCTAATAATACTAATTCAAACATTTTTTGTTCCTTTTTTGATAAAAAAACCGCCCTAAATAATATATTTAGAGCGGTGAAATTTTAAATTATAATTTACTTGTTAATTAGATAGTATCTGAATCAGGATTTGGGGAGCCATAAGTAAATACTATAAAGTTAGTAGTATCCGCACTAAAAGTGGCTAAATCACCACTTGGTGCAGTAGTCCAAGCGCCGTCAACTGGATTCCAGTAACCTTCGCGTATAGCATGAACAACACCATCAGTATAATCTGAATTAAAGCGATGTATAGCATCTCCACCATATGAAGCATATGGAATACTTGCCATGCCTTTAAACATAACTGCTGGATAAGTGCCAGTATCAACTAAATCATAGTAAACACCGCCTAAAGCAACACCATCTAATTTAGTGCCAGATGGGCCGCCCATATAAACACCGCCGTCAACAACAATTTCAGTTGCAGTAGTAACAGCAGTACCATCAGATAATTTATAATATGATGGATTTGAAGCTAAACGATTAATAACAGTACGCATTTTTCTTACCTTATAAGAATTTTTTTATCCTATTTCTTATTATTTTTATCCAATCTTATAAGAGAATTATACACCATATATTATTGTAAACAATCTAAAAATTTAGATATCCTATCTTCAATATTTTTAAGCACTTTTCCACGTAAATTGTTTTGCGCCCAATATTTTGCAACAGCTATTTTAAATCTATAAGGAGATAATACTTTTAAGTACTCAACCCCATCAGAAGCTTCTATAATATATTCAATATGGTCTGTAATTTTAAAAGAACAGTGCCCAACCCAAAAATCATATGGATTATAAGATTCATTTACTCCTATAACTCCATGTTGAGTAACAATAGCTTGAGCAAATTCTTTATTTTCAAATTCTTCTTCTTCTAAGAAGGATAAATTTTCAAGCTCGCCCAATTCCCCTTCAGGAATTCCTGGTGGCTTTAATAATGCCATTTCTGGTTTATTTTCAAATGGATTGGCAAAATGCTGCCAAATTATTTTTTTTTCTTGCATATTTAATCAGTTTTAAAAATATTTTTTGGATTAACTACAGGTTTTCTTGTTTTTATTTTTTCTTTTAATAAGTCGATAGTTTTTTCATATTGTTCTTGCTTGTTATTAATAAAAAAATATAATAAATCTACACTAAAAATATCTGCCATAACTTCAGCGCATTCTTCTTCAGTCCCTTCGGCAAAATCAAAATTAATAGTATCATCTAAAACTTCAATCGATATTTTCATTATATTTTACCTTTTCTAAAGCTATGCTCATAATTTGTCGCTCTTCTTTTGAAAAAGATCTCATTGGATTTTTATATACATATTTATCTAAAAGTAAATTTTTTTCTTTATCTGATAGATAATCCATTTTATAATCATTATAACATATAGAATTGTCATTAATAATTTGCTGCTTAAATATTTTTCTCTTTTTAAGTTTATTTAAAAAGTTTTTAATATAGAAATTAATCATAATTTTTCTATACCCATGTATTGACCCTAAGCCATTAAAATCTGTATCTGCTTTATATAATACATAAAGCAGATCGTTTGCTAAATCTTCTCTATCGCTTTTGGGAATACTATGTTTATGCAATGTTTTACTAATTATAACTCTATATTCATTTAAATGTTCTTCAGACAATTTTGTAGGTTTTGACTCACCTGTTTCCATGAATTTATTTCCGTTTTTTGCATTCTAATAATATTGTTTTTATAACAATGTCTCATATATTGAGCAAAATCATCTATTTGCTTATCTGTAATTTTATGCCAGCTGCCGATATAGTCTTTAAAGAACGCTCCATCATGCGCGATTTCAGTTTCAAAACTATCTACTAGAAATGAGTTATTCTTATTACAATATTCTGTATGAGCTGTACAATTTGTGGTTATAACTGGTTTGTTGCACGCGATAGCATCATATAATGGCATATTCCATCCTTCAGCTCTTGAAGGAGATATATAAGCATCTGCGGATTTAATAATGTTTGCAACATCTGATTGTTTTGGAACACGCGGCATAAACATTATTCTATGGCCCATTTTTGATGCTTTATATAACTCTTGATATCTTTCATGCACATTCTTATCTAAGAAGTGATTTTCCCAGTATACAACTAATAACACATCATCTTGTGGAGAGAACGCTCTATTAAAAATTTCAATAAGAACATCATGGCCTTTTCTTTTTTCTAACTTTCCTATATTGAGGAATGTATAGGGGCCGTTCTTTTTATTGTCCCATTTATCATTAAATAATGATGTATCAGTTCCTAAATTAACAACTTCTACATCACAAGATTGTAAGAGGGCGTGTGAATGAATTACATCTTTTGCCCATTGAGAAGTGACTATTATTTTATCTAAACTTAATAGATTATTTTTTTCTTTTTTAGTGAATTCATCTAATTCAAAAATTGGAAAACCAACTCGTTTTGAGCTTTTAGGAAATAATTCCATAGAATGTTGATGCCATAATTTTAAACATGGTTTATTATAATCCCAGTTATCAGCATTAGTTATTGCCCGTTTAATAAAATCTGTCTCGGCATCTTTTTCTACATAAATATCTTTTAAAGAATAAATAGGGAATAAAGAAAAATCTTCATCCCAATATTTTGCTATATTATAACCAACTATACCATATGATGTGGTATTAATTGGTAACATTAAATTATACATTTTATTACCTTACAACGAAACCTGTTTTGTCTTTTTTTGCTCTGCCTTTTGCAATAAGCCCACAAATACGCTTATCGTCCAAAAATCTTAAATCATTATCATCCCCAGACTTAACTGAAAAACCTTTCCACTTCTTTGGGATTTTTTCAAAAACTACAGCTATTTGCGCTTTTTCATAGTTTTTCAAAAAATCTAAGCAATCCCCTTCATTTATTTCACTTCTAGAAAAAGTTAAATGATAATTCTTAGGGAAATTACCATCTAAAAAGTTTCTATATCTTCTTTTTTGTTTTGTATAGTCATAAAATTGAATTTCAGGGAATTTAGTAAAAATCTCAGGAAATATATTTTCCCAATTTAAATCAGATGTTCCATTTAATCTTACTGTTGGTAAAACTTCTTCATTTTTACATTTTTTAACAAAGAATGATAAATCATTTAATAAATGAGTTTTATACATATTTCTATCATTTATAAATAATTGAGATTTACGCAATCTAGATTTTTGCACTACGTGCATTGCACCACGACCAGCAGTATTCAAACAAGTAGCTATGCATCCATTAGATGCATTTGGACAAAAATTCTTGCCACTTATTTTATGAGGAGATAAGTATTGTATTGCAGTTAAATAAACTCCTAGAGCATCACTTTTAATAGTTTTTGCGTTAGTTCCTATCGACAATAATTCCACTTCATTTTCCTTTTATATTATTTACTATTTTTACACCACAATTTAAAAAAAACTTATTTATCAATATACATTCATAATTTGTTATACCAATCTGGTTGGTTCCTCTGATGAAAAATAGGCTTTCTTTTATCGTTAATCCACTTATCTTTTAATGCTAATCTATAAGCTAAAATTATATCTTCTACTTCTTTATACTTAGTGCAATTTTTATGTTCAGTTAATTTACCTGTAGGTATTACATGTTTATGAGTAATAATAAAATTAACATATTGAAAACATGCGTGTGTTTTACCATATCTGTATTT